GGATGAGGTAGACAAGAACAGACACAAGGCTGCAACTGCCCCTAATCTGATCCACTCTCTTGATGCCTCACTCCTTCATCTAGCTGTAGATAGATTTGATAAACCTATTGCTTTAATACATGATAGCGTACTGTGTAGAGCTACTGATATGTCTTTACTGTCAGCTTTAGTTAGAGAGACTTATATGAAACTCTTTGCTAAACATGACTACCTCACGGACTTCGCTAAACAAATAGGAGCGGAGACTGATCCACCAATCATAGGCAATCTCGAACCTGAGACTGTGATTGATTCAACTTATTTTTTCTGTTAAACATGTACAACCGCTCATCATTCTTTGATAGTTTCTTTTCACCACCAATGATTGTTGTGGTGTCTGAAGAAAGATTAAAGAAGGCAGAGATAGAAGCTAAGCAATCTCAACTTGAAGCTGTTAAAGCTAGACATAAAGAGCTTGCAGCTTACGAAGAAGAATTACAAAAGGAGCTAGACGCTCTTACTGAACCACAATCCTTAGAGGAGGCATTACTCGGTGAGTAGAACTATTCACAAGACTGACAAACCTGTTACCCTTGATGGGTTCCAAGCTATCCTTGCACCTAGCAAGTTTGGTTATTCACTCTCAGCAGTTGTCGATGACACTATCGTTGACACACTAGAAGAAGAGAGAAACGAACAACTCAAGTGGGCTGAATCAAAACTCAAGAACCCTAAGAGATCAACACTTAAACCAACGCCATGGGAAGAGGTCTCTGACGGTAAGTACAAACTTAAGTTCTCATGGAATGAAGAGAACCGTCCACCAGTCGTCGATACGGAGGGCACATTATTAAACGATGCAAAGACTCCATTATACGGTGGATCAACTGTTAAGCTGGGCTTCTACCAGAAACCTTACATTCTCAGGGATGGGGTTACCTATGGTAGTTCTCTTAAGTTGGTTGGTGTACAGGTTGTCTCAGTAAACGGACAAGCTGGCGTTGATACAGGAGATTTAGATGCGAACGAAGTCGCTGAACTATTCGGGAAAACCTCAGGCTTTAAAACAAGCGATCCGAACGTTACTACTACTACAGATGACACGACCGAAGAAGAAGACTTCTAAGTATCGGTCAAAGTTAGAAGAGAAGGTCGCTGATTTATTAACAAACTTAGGGGTTACATATGAATATGAAAGCGTTAAGATTGCTTATAAAATCGCCCACAACTACAACCCAGACTTTATACTGCCTAATGGCATTATACTAGAATGTAAAGGATATTGGGATAGCGAGGACAGAAGGAAGATCAAAAATGTATGCGAACAAAATCCAGACATGGACATACGCATGGTCTTCCAAAGTCCTTTCAATTATATCACCAAGAAATCCAAGACAACGTATGCCATGTGGTGTGATCGATATAAGATCCCATGGTGTTCGTTCCACGATATACCAATTGAATGGTTGGTCTAATGACCGAATCAGAATTCATTGCTCACGAAGCATGTGATAATTGTGGCAGTTCGGATGCTAACTCAGTATACTCGGACGGCCACAAATTCTGTTTCGTGTGCCACAAGTACACACCTGCAGAAGGTGAAGTTCACTCTCATAAAATGACTACCGATGTCCAATACAAAGGCTCAGCCGAACGGCTGCAGAAAAGAAACATCTCTCAGAAGACTTGCCAATTCTTCAGGATTTACAGAGACGCAGCAACTCTACGCTTCCCATATAACACAAGCGATGGAGTTCTTGCTGGATTCAAAATAAAGAATAAGAAGAAAGAGTTTTACTATGAAGGCAACGCTACTGATACTCTCTTTGCTCAGCATTTATTTCCTAGTAGCGGTAAACGGATCGTTATTTTTGAGGGGGAGTTAGATGCTGCGAGCGGTTACGAAGCTATGGCAGGGTGGCCTATGGTATCCCTACCTCATGGAGCTGCATCTGCAAAGAAAGACTTACAAAAACAAATCCCATTACTCCAAGGATACAACGAAATAGTTCTATTCTTTGACAATGACGATGCTGGACGTAAGGCTGCTGAAGAGGCAGCAGGTGTCCTACCACCGGGCAAGGTCAAGATAGCTAGACTAGACAAGTACAAGGACGCATCCGAGGCACTACAAGCTAATGATGCTGACGCTATAAGGAAGGCTATATGGGATGCTGAAGAGTATAGACCTGATGGTATTGTCGAAGGTAAGACTCTACAGAAATTAGTTACAACACCATTACCACCAGCTGACCATGACTATCCATTCCAATGCCTACAAGATAAACTGCACGGGATTAGGTATCAGGAACTTACAACGATTACTAGCGGATCTGGACAAGGAAAGTCCACGTTCTGTCGTCAACTTGCAGTTAACCTACTCACCAAAGGCGAAAGGGTCGGGTACTTGGCACTTGAGGAATCAAACAGACGCACCGCACTTGGACTGATGTCCACAGCTGTAGGTAAATCACTACACATTGGAGAACATGACCAATCAGAACTCGAAGAGCATTTTCGTAATACCATTGCTAATTGGCACCTTTACTTGTTTGACGGCTTTGGTAGTTTTGACCCGTCTATTATTTACAATCGGATCGAATACCTTGCCAGTGGACTGGAGTGTCGTATTATATTCGTAGACCATTTGTCCATATTATTAAGTGGACTTGATGGAGACGAGAGACGAATGCTGGATCAGACGATGACCAGACTCAGATCCCTTGTTGAACGTACTGGCATTTCATTATTCCTTGTATCACATTTAAGGAGAACATCAAATGATAGGACTTCGCACGAAGAGGGAGGTAAAGTGTCCCTTAGTCAGCTCAGAGGATCTGCGGGAATTGCTCAACTATCAGATCAAGTCATTGCCCTCGAACGAAACCAACAGAGTGAAACTGAACGAGATATTACGACTCTTAGAATTGTTAAGAACCGCTATTCTGGTGAAACTGGCTTCGCTGGAAAGATAAGATTTGATTTAAACACATCAAGGTTTACTGAACATGAAACTATCGGAACACCAATTTTCAATCCAACCACGGATTTTTGAGGGCAGTTCATATGTCCATCCTTGGTACGATTATACTAAAACAGCATTGGTAGATTACTATGGTTCAGAAGGTTTACAGTTAAATCGACCGAACCCACCAACTAAAGAGGCAATTGAAAAAGCAAAGTTCGTCGACAAGACTTATCGGTGGACAAAGAAATAATGCTGATATTCGACCTCGAAGCTAACGGTCTGTATCAAGATGCCACCCGAATCCATTGCATTGCTTATCACGATAGTACAATTGATGAAACATTATCATTCAACGATGAATGCCCCGGAAAAGGGATGTCAAACTCTATCACTACAGCCGTCATGGACTTGGCACAAGCTGATTACATCGTTGGTCACAATATCATTGGCTATGATTTACCCCTTATCAGGAAACTTTATCCATTCTTCAAACCAACTGGGGTAATTATTGACACTCTACTACTCAGTAGATTATATCATAGTCGATTAATGTCAATAGACAAAGAGAAGAATTGGAAACACATGCCTCTACAATTGTATGGCCGTCACTCACTCGAAGCCTACGGGTATAGACTCAATGAATACAAAGGGAACTTTGGTAAAGTAACTGACTGGAGTGATTGGTCTCAAGATATGGAGGATTATTGTATACAGGATGTAAACGTCACTAGACGACTATGGAAGCATTTCCTACCTTACCTGAATGGATCACGTTAGAACATCAGGTAGCTACCATACTAACAAAACAAGAACACCACGGATGGTACTTCGATGAACAATCAGCTAGAGAATTGGAATCAACTCTCCGCAATGAATTGGAATCGACTCAAGCCAAGCTTCGAGCAGATTTCCCTTACGTTGCCGGAACAGTTTTCACGCCCAAGAGAGACAACCAGAGAACTGGCTATGTCAAAGGCGTGCCATTTACTAGACTAAAAGACTTCAACCCACAATCAAGAGACCACATCTCATGGATACTTCAGACGCATTGCGACTGGACACCGACATCGCTAACTGCCTCAGGGAAGGCGGTTATAGACGAGACCGTATTGAAAGATATTGGGACGGATATATCCCTACGTTTTTTGCGTGTACTGGAACTGACCAAGCAGCTTGGGATGATATCAGAAGGCGTGAACGCATGGCAGAAGCTTGTTACGAC